GATCACGGGAGGGGACTCGACGTAACCGAATCGCTCCGTCCGCTTCTTGGACGGCACGCCAAGGCGCATGACGCTTGCAAGCTTGCTGTTGCGGCCGACGACCTGGCGATACGTGGAAAGGAAGGTCGCGTTTATGTCGCGAAATAGGTCGGTGCTGGTGACGGCAACTTCGGTCATGTCAGGATCTCCTGGTTAGAGCTTTCCGCTCACACCGCCTCGAGCCCCACAGGCACCACGCCTGCGGGGCGAAAGGCGACGCGCCGGCTAGTAGCCGAGCTCGCGCTGGACGTTGGCGTAGAGGACGACGCGCCCGGTGGTGAATGCGGTGTTGACGACGGCCTCAATGTCCACGAGGTCGCCCTCGTGGAATCGCTGCGCGCCGGTGAACGCGGTGCCGGAAACCTTCGTCCCGGCGGTCGGCGAAGCGATCAGGAGGCTGATCACGCCGCCCGTCGTGTTCGTTCCGCCGATCTCGAGGTTAATGTCCACGTCGCCGCCAGCACCGGCGAGGTCGGCGCCGTCGATCACGGCGTAGAAGTCCGTGAACACGCCATGGCAGGGCATGACGAGGCCCGTTGCGAGGTTCGCGCTCGCCGAGATCGTCACGTCGAAGGAGCCGAGGCACATGAGCTCGCTCCCGCCGCCGCCGAGGCTGATCGCCGCGAGCGTCTCGAATCCGAACAGGAGCACGTCGGCCGTGGTGCTTGTGTGCCACTCGACGACGACGCCGAGGGGAAGCGCGTTGGCCGCGGGGCGGGTCAGCGTGAGCACGTTGTCGTCACTGGCGTAGACCAGCTTGCCAATGTCGCCCCTCGAGGCAACGCCGGTCACGGCCTTGCGGCGCCAGACCTTGCCCTTAATGTCAACGTTGTTCTCGGGGTTGACCACGGGATCGCCCTGGGTGTCCCCAAGCGTCTCGTCGCTCCACCAGCCGCCGAGCGGAATGTGGCCCACCTCGTCGTTGAGCGCGTCGGCGTAGCCCTGGCTCGTGGCGTGAGCCGGTCCACGGAGAGCGGCGAGGCCGCCCGCGTAGAGTTGAACCGCGTCCGCGATCTCAATGGAGAGCCGGTTGGCGCCCGCGACGGGGTTGGAGACGCTCGCTGTGAGCTCGGTCATGTCTGTTTCTCCTGCTGCGTGTCTGCGTGTCTGCGGGGTTGTGGACTAGGCGCCGTGCGCCATGTAGTGGTCGGCGTCGCGGTTTGCCGCAAAGAAGTCGGCGAACGGGACCTCGGAAGCGGATCGCTTCCAGCTCGCGAACATTTCGCGGGCCTCGTTGAGAATCTCCGGACCCTGGGCGGCGAACTTGGCGACCTCGGGCGCGTCGGGCGCCTCGGAGCGGACCTCGCCGGTCCAGTGCGTCGGCGGGTCGCTCGGGGCGCCGGCAGACTCGAGACCGGCGGCGTAGTGCAGCGCAGCCTCGAGGCCCTGTTCACGAGCCTTGGCCTCGAACGAGGTCACGGTGTCCGTGCTGAATCCCTTCGCTTTGAGATCCGAGGACTTGGCGTCCATTTTCCGTGCGGCCTCGAGGGCGGAGAACTTGGCCTCGAGGGCCTCGAACTTGGCGCGCAGCCCTGCGTTCTCGCCCTCGAGCGCGGCCTGCTCGGCGGAGAAAGTGCCGACCGCGAACGGCGCCTGCGGGCGCTGCGGCGGCATGTGCTGTTGCGCCTGCGCCATGGGAGGCTGCGGCGCGGGGGCGGGTTGCTCGACGGGTCCGGGGCCTTTCTGGCCGCCGAGCGCCTGGCCGAGCTGCTGCATGAGCGACATGAGCTGCTTCACGATCGCAGCGGGGTCGCCCATTTTCATGGTCGGGTCTGTGGACGGCGCGGCGCCGGTCTTTGCCTTTGGTTCGGACATTTCGTGCTCCTTGAACTTGAACAGCGCCGACGAGCTGTGCCCGTAGGCCGCGTAGGCGAGAACGGCAGCGCCAGGCCCCGCCGCGCGGACGACGGGCAGCGGGGCTGGCGCGCCTTGGGGTAGTGGGTTGGTGTCCTCGGCGACCCGCAGGAGCGGGAAGCGGAAGAAAGGCACCTCGTCGTCGAGCAGCGCGAGGGAGTCGATCTCCGGCTTGCTCACGTCGAGAATTTCCACCGAGCGGTAGCTGAGCTCTCCCCTGCGAATCCGCTCGTATACCTCGGGGCGCACGCCGATCAGGTCGGCGAAGAGCGCCTGGACGGTCTCGCCTCCGTGCTGGATCGGACCGACGCGCCGCAGCGCGAACTTGCCCGCGGCGTCAACCTCGCAGCCCTCGCCGTGGTGTTTGGTGTGGAGCGGCGGGACGTAGCCCTCGCTCTCCCGGACGCGCGCCTGCTCGAGCGCGGCGCTGAGCCACTTCCCGCCGAACTCCAGGGTGCGGTCTGCGCGCTCCTCGGAATGGGCGGCGAACACGGGAACGTCGAAGATCGTCCAGGTCCCGTCTGGGGCCTGTGCCGCTCTGTAGCTTGGAATCCCTACCGCCATGAGCGAGAGGGTAGACCCTCGCCGTGGTCGCTGTCGCCGTATACACTCTAGACATGGGCGAAAACGGATTTAAGGGCAAGGCGGTAGAGCCTCTTCACTGTCGCGTGTCGAGGGCTGTCGTGGACGAGGTGATCCGCCGCGCGGCGGTAGAGGACCGGACCGTGAGCGCGTGGGTGCGCGCTCGCGTGATACGCGCGCTGCTCGAGGAACCGGAACCGATCCCCTACCCGCCGAGCACCAGCGCCAGCGAGAGCTAGAAGTTCACGTCTCGGTGGAACCCAGTCGGTGCGTTTACCGGCCGAGCCAGGCTGCCGTCAGGGTGCGACAAGCCGAGCTTGACCATTTCCTCCGTGGGAACCATCTCGGCTGCGCAGCGGCAGTTTGCGGATATAATTCCGTTGGCAACCAGCCAGCCACCCTCACATTGGAGATCGTAGACATGGCCGCTCCACTCGAACTGCCTGACCTTGGAGACCTTATCGAACGCTACCTCTCCGGGGTGAGCATGAAGCAACTCTCTGATGAACGCGGAGTCAGCCGCAATGTTCTCACCAGCAGATTCAGAAAGGCCGGCGTCAAGGTCAGAGGCAGGTCCGACGCGGAGCGCCTGAAGTGGAGCAAAATCAAGAGTCATGGTCGCGGCGCGGTCGAAAGGCAGCTCAACGCGGCTTGGTCTGCCTCGCGCGGTAGGCATGTCTCCGACGAGACCAAGCGCAGATCCGCCGCCACTCGGCAGAGGAACGGCTCGCTCACAGGATTTAAGCCACTCGGCAACAGTGACGAGATGTGGGTGTCCAGCGTCCTCTCTGAGTCCGGCTGGGATCTCGTTTCTCAGCTCGCCATAGGACCCTACAACGTGGACCTCGCCCACGAAGGACGCCGCGTCGCCGTGGAAGTCTACAGCCACTACCCAAAGCCTGCGTATCTCGCCACGTTCAAGAAGCGCAGCGAATATATCCTCAATCGGGGATGGTGCCTTGTGCTCTTGGATCTTCTCCCTAGGTCCAGCCGCACCCTCTCGATTGGACACATACGAAAGCAGCTTGTCTTTCTTCTGGAGCGCGCCCGCTGGGACAAATCCATCTTCGGTCGCTATTGGGTGATTAGGGGTGACGGTGAGCACAACTCCATTCTCGGTCGTCACCTCAACGATACGCCCTGCGTAGAAGGCGCGCACCCCCGCTTCCACCCTCCCCTGGACTAGCGTCCCGGCTGGGAAGCAATTGTAGCCGTTGGGCGGTAGCAGGCTGCCCCAAACGCCGTCGTCCATGTGCGCCACGAATCCGTCGCCGGCCTTGTGGTTGTCTCGCACGTCGGGGTCGCGCGTCGCGACGTAGCGCCAGCCGGACATGACGCGCCGGACCGCTGGGCGACTCGCCTGCGAGACTCGCCCCTCCATGTAGGCGCTCGCTGTCGTGGTCCGAAACACGGTCTCGGCGTATGCGCGCGTGTAGCCTCCTGGGCCTCCCTGTCCCCCCTGGAGCAGGGCAGAGCGAATCGCACCGATCGCCTCGTCTGGCGTGTTGGCTACACCTTGGCGCAGGAACCGCAAAACGGCCTTCTGCACGTTTGACGAGACCGCAACCGTTGCTGCTCTCGCGACGGCAAACCCGCGGAGCGCCCACGCCTCTTGCGTCGCCTTCCAGCCGAGCGCCAGGACGGGGTGCCTCGTCAGAATCGCAGCGACCGCCTCGACGGGAACGACAGGCGAGACGAATTGCGCTCCTGTTGGACCCTCGTCCTCGGGCAGCCTCACGCCTTGGGCGCGGAGCTCTAGGATCATGCGGCGCCTCCCCATGAGGTCTGCGGTCGCCAGCACGAGCCCCACGCGCTTCCCCAGCGCCTCGGTTTGGCGGTGCACGGACTCCATGTCCCCGCGGAGCCGCGCGCGCTCAATCAGCGCCAGCGCTCGAGCGAACTTCTCCGCGCTCTTGCTGTGCAGCTCGTCGAGCTCGTCATGTGGAGACCGGAGCGCCACGCTACCCTCCGAGGATCAGCAGCGGGAGCAACTTCAGCAACCCGGTCCCGATCCGCTCGGCCATGTCTACGATCCGCTCCCACTCCGTCTCGCGCGTGAACGCCGCCCCCACGGCCTCGGCCGTCGAGTTGTGCGACGCGATCCGGCGCGTCTCGTAGGAAGCCCCGCCCGCGAGGTAGACCATGCGGGCGGCAGAGACGCGCCCTACCGCGAGGTTCGTCAGCACGGACAGGGCGGCGCCGGTCGTTAGGTGCGCGAGGTCGCCGCGGTAGACCTCGAGGAGCGCAAGCCCGCCCTTGACCGCCATGAGGTCGTCGCCCTCGAGGTGCTCTTCAGCGAGAGCGTCCGCGCCCTTGATCGCGTGCTCGAGGCCGGCGCCCGTGAGCGCCTCGATCCCCTCGAGCAGACTCACTCGCCCCACCCCTCGGGGAGCATGCCGCGAGCCCTCAGCCGCTCCACGACGTAGGGCGGGAGAGGGTCACCGCCGAGGCTGTATGCCTGGGCGGCCCATGCGTCCACGTTGTCCTGGGCGATCTCGCGCGCGTAGGTCGTGAGGCTCTCGTCCCGAGAATGGCCGAGGTTGATCGCCTGCTCCCTGCGCGCCTGCTCGAGCGCCTCCTGCGGAACGCAGCCCGCGCAGAGGACGAGGACGGCAAGCACGATCATGAGCACGACGGCCGTGGACGCAACGGCGTTCACCGCGGCGTCGGGGTAAACGTCCGCGCGCCTCACTGCTGCGCCTTGATCTTTGCGGCCTCTTTTCCGTGGTCGGCTACGCCCTGGCTGACCATGTAGACCGAGACCATGGCCAAAATCATTTCCGAGACGGGCTGTGCGAGCTCGGGCGAGAGACCCACCCGAGCCAGGACCGAGCTCACGAGTCCCATTACCAGCGCCGCGAATTTCTTTGACTTTGCCAGCTCGCTTAGCAGCTTCATACGTGTCCTGCGCCTTTCTCGCGGCCTCCGCCGCCCACCTGTCTATGTCGTCGTCCGAGACCGCTCCGAGGCCGAGCAGTGCCGCGCGCGCCTTCGCCCGCGCAGCCGTGTTGATTCTCCCGCGCAGCCCGTCGTCCTTCTCGAGCCGGGCGAGGACTCGCGTCCGCGCCTCGCGAATCTTGGACTGGCGCGCGTTGTGGAGCCTGCGATTCCCAGGACTAGGCGTTCTCACTTGACGACTCTCCCATGCTGACCATTCCCCGTAATGCCTCCAACTCGGCCGCGTCCCTGTCGTGCAGCGCTTGGGGCAGGTCGCCCATGTCGAGCAGCGCTTGCTGATACCGAGACCATACGATCTTCAAGGCGACGCCCACGACGATCGCCACTGGCGACCCGCCAACCGCCGCCGCTAGGAGCTGCTCGAGCGTCACGCCTAGCCCCCGTTGACCCGCAGAGCGTCGAACATGCCGAAGCCCGGCGACGCGCCAAAGCCTCCCGGAGCGGGCGCCGGCGCGGGCGGATCGATCGGCTCGAACAGCTCGTCACCCGGTAGCGGCTGCGTGAATCCTGTTTTCTGGTAGACCTCCGCTCGCCTCAACGGGACTCCGCTCGTGAGCAACTTGGCGATCACGTCCGCGCTTACGGCCGGGTCCTCCATTTTGCGCTGGTCGATCTTCAGCCTGGGCATGGTCGCCGCGCCAACCTGCGCCTGGATCTGGTTCCGGTTGAGTCTCCAGACCTGCCCCACGAGGTCGCGCGTGAGGTCGTCCGCGAGCCTCGAGCGGTCAGCCTGGACGAGCGCCTCCGTGCTGTTCTCTTGGACCGCGCCGAGCGCGCGAGAGCCCCCGTCGCCCTCGAGCGTGGGGAGCGTAGAGCCCAGGACGGCTGTCACCTGTGCGTTGTCGATATAGTCGAGCGCGTCCCGTAGGAGTTGCCAGCCGGCACCTACGCCCTGCGGGAGCCCGCTGATCTTGTCCCGCGCGTCGTGGACTACCACGCCGTCCGACCGGTGCTTGACGATCTGCGCCTTCCACGCGTCCGCGACCGTTGACGCGTGGCGACCCGTCCCGCCAACCGGCTTGCCGTCAGGGCCGCGCATTCCGTCGATCGCCACGGACAGGAAGCCCTGGCCGAATCGCTCGCTGGCGCGCAGGAGGTCTTGGAACACGCGAGCCTTCGACGCCTGGAAGTAGAACAACGTGTCGAAGAGCCCGCGGCCGTGCCCGAGCATTTCCTCTGTGTCCTCGACGACGGAGCGGATAAACCACTCCGGATTCGCGAGCACCTCCCACGCCCTGCGCTCGACAGACCACAGCTCCCACCGCAGTTGCTTCGTCTCGAGGTCGCGCACGAGCCGGAAGCGCCGGCGGTCAATGTTCGTGAGCCGCTCGGGCACCCACCAGTTTTGCGGGAGCGGGTCGCCACCTCCAGGGACCTGCCCGGCGCGCATGAACCGCCTCGTTCCCGAAATGAACGCGTATGCGCTCCCGCGGAAGATCGCCTCTGCGAGGTTGATCCGAGCGTCCACGAATCCGTGGATCTGCTCTAGCAGCTCTTCGATAATTGCGGAGGCTGCGTGGTCCTCTGGCCTGTCGGACGCAGGGACCACGCGCACCTC